TAATTGAATAAGTAGAATAAAAAGGCTTAACCCAAATGAGTCAAGCCTGTAGTTAAACTTTTTTAAACTTTTTTTATTCTTCGTATTCGGACTCTCCGAAATCGTCTGTTTCTTCCTCTTCCCAAATAACCTCACAATCATCGTCTTCAAGCTCTTGCTCTCTCTTCATAGATAGAAGACTCTCTCTGAATAAAGCTTTCCCAACAAGGGAATTATTAAATTCATATTGGATGTCTCCGTCATCCCATTGGACAACGATGGCATAATTTTGAAAGTGTTCGCCAAGCTTTGCTTTGACTTCTTCGATTGCTTCTTCTTCAGGAGATGGCATACTAATAATAGAACATTTGTTCAATTTCATCGATGACCTTGTTGATTCCTTCTTCAAGATCGGTTGTGTCGATTGATTGAGTGATGAATTGTTTAGGGAGTGGTTGCTCGCTTGAGTGTTGGTCGTTGCACTCGACTCCTTCTCTTTTGAGTTCAATTATAATTCCATCATTTACCAAAACCCAATTTGCTTCGTTGGGAAATCTCAAGTCATCAATGATGATAATATCTTCACTCATTCGCTCGATTTGTTTCTGCATAGCGAAGACCCAAATGTTGCGATTTATTAAATCTCTTCCCCACTCAGTTCCGAGAGATTGCATAAGCTCCCTCGATGACTTTCCTAGTTCGGGAATAATTGCTTCCTTATCTTTTCCGTTGAGAGCTTCGTAAGGAATCCCCATCTGCCAAAGCATTTCTTTTATTGGAGTAGCGAACGAAACGATCTTTGAATTAATAGCCCAAGCCTGAACTGCTTTTGCTATGGTTGTTTTTCCGACAGTCTTTGCTCCTGTCAAAGCGATAATCTTTTTGTCCATAGAATGGATTTAAGATTAGTTGTTTAATTTTGTCAAATTTGTGTATATTAAAAAAAGTTTAAAAAAGTTTAATATTTATTTGACATACTTATAAAAATCACTTTTCTTAGAGTTATATTAATTATTAACCTTATAAAAAATCTTATGAAAAACACTATCAATATTACTAAACTTGAAGCAGAAGCAATCCACTCAATCGCAGTCACTTTAGATAACGAATGCAATGGAGGCATCCCAAGCGATGAAACCCAAACAATTACTCTTGTTTGCTCTTTAACGGAAGGACGGAGATTAGATAAGAATCGCAATTTCATTCCTTGCCCTCTTAACAAAAGAAACATCGCAGGAGTAATATCAAGCCTCGCAAAAAAAGAATTAATTTGGGAAGAAATCAAAGGTGCTAAAGGTTGCGTTGCAGAAGGATTAAACGAAAATGAAATCGCTTTAACAGAGAAGGGATTTGAAGTATTTAAAACATTACTATAACCAACGATCCTGAGTAAGATTTAAAACTGCTCAATTTTTTTAAAAACATTAACCTTATAAATTAAACGCTATGAAAAAAATCTATTATAAAAATATTCCTACTAATCGTAAAACAAAATTAGTTGCTGACCTGATTAAGCAATATGAAGAGCTTAACGGAGTTCTTAATAGTTTAAGAGACCTTTCAAAAAGAGACCCTAAGAATGAAATCTATAATGAAATATACTCACGAAAACTAAGCGAATGGAGTCTTCTTTATCGTTTGCTCAACGATAATGGAATCGCAGTTAGAGAATATCAAGCAGGCTAAAAAACTTTATAATTGTTTGTTCAGCCTCTCTTCGGAGAGGCTTTTTTTTGCTTAGAAATATTTCTTAAGCCACTTAATTGGAAACAATAAAGCAAACAATATTAATCCCATTACTAATCCAAGATCATTCGGTTCAGGAACTCCGATGTTGTAATCAACTTCAATCGGTTGTGACTCAAAAGAATACCAAGTCTCCGAGAAGTAAGGTTCGACTATCGGTTGGATTTTTAGCTTCGGATTAAACTCCAAGAGAGGAAGTTCGGGATATTCTATTTCTTGAACAAGGATGTAAAGATCGAGGCTATCTCCTTGAATGCCTTTACGAAGAAATTGTTCTTCGGCAAAAACATCAAAATTATAGAAGCTATCCCGATATAAGTGAACAAGATCGCCAAAAGGTCTTTGTTGTAGTTCTCGAATATGTAATTGAAAAATTGCATCTAATTCGTTAATTGGTTGGAGAGACTTGTCGGTGTGGTTTAATGTCATCTTGGTAGTCAAAAGGAGTTTCAATTATAGGAAGATCGTCAACTTCTGCTTCAGATTTGCCTTCAGGAGCGTTTTGTTGCTCTTGAGTCTCCTTAGTCTCGGATTCTTTATTAGGCTCTTCTTGAGTCTCCTGTGCCTCTTTTTTGACTTCCTCGGACTTTTCCTCTACCTTCTTATCCGATGAACTTTTTTCTTCTGCTTTGGATTCCTTTTCTCCTGATTTTTGCTCTTTGCTATCGGCTTGCTTTTCTCCGTCAGAATCCGAGGAGGAGGAAGAGGAAGCGTTGCTTGGTTTGGAATCCTTTGAGTCGGGAGTTTGATCATTACTCGGAGTCTGTTGAGGAGAAGGATTAACTTTGACTTCTATGTCTTCAACAAATGCTTGAGCCTCCTGAACTCTTTCGGCAATCACAACTTGCCCCCAATCATTCAACTCATAGAAGTCAACGAATGTATCAATAAAGAATGGAGCTTCGATTCGTTCCTCGACAACATCGTTTGCAACTTCGGCAATAAAGACTTGAGTCTGATTAACGGCTAAATCTGTCTGAACGACTGCTGCCGAACTAACTGCGACAGTTCCTGCCGTTCCTAGTTGAGAAACTTTATCAACTATCGGGAAATCTTTTACTCTCTCTAAAAGAGATTTCTTAAATTGCTTAGAAGCATCTTGAGCTTGCTCAAGAGCTTCTTTAGATTGCTCTTTAATTTCTTTAGCAGACTGATACTCTTTTCCGTCCAATATTGTGGAGAGAGAATCTCGCAACTCTTTAAGTTTATCTTTGGCAGTTTTTTTGTCCATTTCATAAAATTACTTTACTTGTGAAGAACCGAAGTAGAATCCAATAATACTGAGTAAAGCCACTCTGACTTCACTTATCAGAACCATCCCTGATAACTCTTTATAATTCTCGAAAGTAAATAAGCCTAAAACATTTGTTTCTTTTGAAATTGTTAGCCCTTGCTCTTGGAAAGCCATAATGAAAGGGATAACAACTACTGCAAATAAGATTGTCGCTACGATTCCTCTTCTCACCCAAACTCCATCGTTTCCTCTCTTGGATGCCAAGTCAGCACTTTCGTCAGCAATATTCTGTTTCTTAATCAGATTATCGACTGTCGCTGCTTGTTGTTGTTGCATTGTGGACATAAATTTAAATACATATCCCATTGTACTTCCTGCACCTAGTCCAATTAATTCATCGCTCATTTTTTTAACTCCTTTACTATTTTAATTATTGATAAAATCATATAAAACAAAGTCGCTACTGCTACGGCTATGGAAGCCATTGTGTCGATGCTTTGTAGTGAAAAGCTTAGTAAAGTTCCTAGTGAACCTATTGTGGTTCTGTAAATTGCATCTTCCATTATGTACTGAAAATTAAGAAAGGGTTATAAAAATCTATTGCACCTGACAAAGGATTTGGGTCGGGTGCAGTTTCGGGTAAGTAGGAATGATTTTCGCAGAAGTACATTCCCAATCCTAGTTTCCTCGATGTTCCTGCTTGTAATGAAATAGTTTTTTCAACCACCATAAAGTCAGAAAAGTCTTCTGCGTTTTTGTAAGTTATACTTTCAATGTTACAAGCTGAATTAATTCTTTGAGGGTATGTGTTAGCTCCATCCAATCTAGCTGAGTTTCCTGACCATTGATATTGACCTTGACCTGTGGGACAAACTCCACTTCTTAAAGATAATGAATGAGATGCTTTTTTAACTGCAATAATGTTTGCGAATGTATTAGCAGGAGGAGTTGATGCAGTATCTTGCCAAACATAAACACCTCCGAAATTTAACTCTCTAAATAAGTCGTTTGGATTGCATCTAACATAAGCTCCAAAAGTAACTGAGTTCATTGAATCGGGAACAGTAACTCCCTGACTCCATTCATATTTAGTCCAACAATCGTTTTCTCCCCAAGGAGTAGAAGAATCAATAGTTCTAGTTGGCGATGTACACATCGTGATCGGATAATCGGGAGATGTTCTATCTGCATCCCTATCAAAAGAAGTTAATGTTTGACCAACACCAAACATTGTCAAAACTCTGCCACCTGAATAATTTATATTTGCTATGTGAGTCGGGTAAGCGGGATTATTCACTTCTCCGAATAGTGCAGTATCATCGTAAGGTCTATAATTTGTTTTAAAAAAATTATTGTTTAAACTCCTGAAAGCAGTAGGAGCATTAATGTATAAAGGAGAGCAAGGAGACCAATATTCAGGAATGAAAGATTGATCAGCTACCAAACTAGTTACTCCATTATAAATTCCTCCTATCGGATAACCATTGTCTGCATTGAAAAAAGGATTCTGCAAAGCATTTGTTCCAACAATGCTTTTCAGTCTTCCTTCCTTAGCAAAATTATTTAGACCAAGGTTTGTGCCTATGCCTGTGACATTAGCCATTTAAAATAAGGCTATAACTCCTGAAGCAGATGTGTCATCTCCGTTGATTACCTCAACTTGCAAAGGATGGTATCCATTGGAAACATTAGGGAAGTTTACTGCCGAGCCTCCTGAAGTAAATTTAACAGAAAGATTTCCTGCCGTTCCGACATAAATTGCTCTTGTTAAATTAGAGAGAGTTGCAGTTGTTGAAGCAGTAATGGTTTGAGCATCAATTGCTGACCTTGGTTGATTTGTGACTTTAGTTTGTGCCATTATAAATAAAGATTAATTGTTAAGAAAATTGAAGGACTACAACCTCATAGGTTGCAGTTATAGCTTGGACAGTTGCATTTGAAGTGTTGTGAAGTTTTAAGCCAACTGTGTCATCTGCTACAACAACTGCTTGAACGATAAATGCATCATTAAGAATGTCAGGAGTATCAATCACAACAGAGTTCATTGATGATAATAATGCTCCTGATACTGTCATATTTGCAGTCGCAACTGCGTTCCCTGCAACATCGTCAAAAAATATAGAAGACGATTGTGTTAAAATCTGAGTCAACTTATCGGAAGGAGATGCAAGTTGCAAATCGGTGCAAGCGAGGCTTCCTGTGATTGTCGTAGTTCCTGTTATTCCAACAGTTCCTGTGATAGTAGTGTTTCCACTTATTCCAACTGCACCTGTGATCGTTGTTGAAGCAGTTATTGCCACTCCCGTTGCAACGATTGAAACTGTGTCATTGGTTGCTACAATAGCAACTTGTTCATTGAAAGTTGCAGTACCTGTGACATTTAAAGTTCCTCCGAGCGTTACAGTTTGAGTGACTTCTAGTTGTGAATTGAATTTAGTGCTAGTTGACATAATTAAAAGTTATTTACATAAGGAAGTTGACCACTTCTTGCATCAATTACATAGTTTCCATTAATGGTAAAGTCTGAAGCATTTGATAAATAAGCTAATTCTGAAACCCCACCTATAAAATCAATTTCAATAGTTGTTGCAGAGCTTGTTTTTGCAAATGCGTTTCCTGCTGAGTTTCCTGAGATAACACAATCTTTGATGGCTATTTGACTAGGAGCGTTTGTTGCGTTAGTGATTTTTATAGTATCACCAACGAAAGGACTTCCTCCAACTAGGCAATTATCTAAATATAACCTTACTTGCGTTTCATTTAAGTGAATAGATTCAGTTGCGTTAGATTGGAACGAACAGTCTTTTGCGTAAACATTTTGAATTTGTACTGACGAACCTATGTCTAATGAATGAGCAGAGCCACCTTGGAAATCGCTGTTAACAAGTCTTCCTCCATTCGATCCCATTTTTAAAATATCGATATTTAGTTGCTCGATATTTACGCTATGACTGCTCCCTGAAAAATCTAATGTACCGACATCTTGCCTATTTCCTAATCCTTTGAATCTTACTACTCCTGAAACTGTTGAAGTTATATTACCTAAAACAACTCCTTCTTCTAGATGAAAATTGTTTGGATGTGCTAAATTAAGAGTTGATTCGGAAGAAAAGTCTCCGTCTAAAACTATGATAGTATCTTCTGATTGTGCATCAGCGTAACCACCTGCTAAAGTCGCATAAGGTTTTGTTGTAGAGTTTCGAGTTCCTGTGGCATCGTTTCCTCTGCTTGCTGAAATGTAAATACTGTTTGCCCTAGTGGTTACAGAATCAACTGTTGTATTCACATCGGTCGCAGTAACAAAGTTTGAAGGACTGATTGAGCTTACAGTTATTCCTGCTCCTAAAGCTTCTCCACCTATTGTAACAGGAATCTGAAAGATAGTTGTTACATTGCCATTTGTATCCGTAACTTCCATTTCCATTGTAGTGGAAAAGGAAGTTACTGTGTCGCTAAATTGAGAATAAATATCTGTAGTCCCTAAACCTAAAGCACCGAAGATTCCTTCTCCAACTCCTGCTTTTGTGAAATTCGTAAAAGTATCTTGGAAGGCTAATGGATTTGCAAAAATTCTAGTCAACCATTGCTCTTTCGTTGATCCGTCTCCCGTGACTAGTTTCACAATAGAAACTGTTGAGCTTGGAGTCAGACTTGTTGCATCAATAGTCGGGATTGTCTGAGAGCCGTTTGCCGTAAATACTGTTTTAAATACGAATGGAGAAAGCTGAGTTGTTGTGTTCGCTGCAGATTCAGAAGTGATTGCAGTTTGCAAATCACTAGCTGAAAGATTGTAAGCCAACCCTGTTGTCGATCCTAAGTCAAAAGTTCCTCCTGTCGGTCTTGCATTTAAGTCTCCGATACCTAAACGAACAGAATAATCCTGAATGTTTACCAAGCCTGTTTGACTTGTTAAGAATAACTCAACTTCCAAACCATCACCTGCGACAAGATTCTTTATGCCTGAAGCAGATAAGTTAGTGGCAGATTCAACCTTGCCTCCTAGCAAGCTTCCTGCATCAATGTTTCCGTATATTTGTAATCCCATCTATAAAAGGTTAGTTGTTAATTTAAACAAAATTGTTCCAAAGAATAACATCGTCAAAATTTACATTAATCGGTTGCCCTTCTGTGCTACCTGCTAACGCCAAAGAATTGTTCGTTGTTTGTCTAGTGTATTGCAGTAATCTAACTCCTCCAAAATTTACTCGTTCGATTCTATTGGTTACTGTATTGCCATTTCCGTCATCTTTATCTTCGGGAAGATCAAATTGCGTTCCAAGCATAACCTGCGTTGATGATGATGCACTTCCTCCATTCCAATGATCTTTAGAGTTTCTACCTATAGACCTTCCTGCGATGATTTCAGCGAAAGGTTCAAATCCAAATCCACCTGCTCCGAATGGGTATCTCACTAATTTTCCATAGGGAACTCTTAAAGTAACATTAATGTTGGCAGTTGCCCCTTGCGTGTATTCAATCAATCTACCACTTCTATATTCTCTGTCGAAAACAGTTTCTACATTGTGAAACTCTCTAAATTGCGTTCCTCCTTCAGCCAATGCCCAAATTCTGTTGAATGGTTGAGAGTTATATCCTACTACCTCTGTGAAATCTATTTCTTGAGGCACAGAAACAAAAGCATTTGCAGAGCCAATTGATGCAGACATAGTAGGAACTTCGTATTTAATACCTCTTAATTTCCAAAAAACTTCCATCGCTTGTTGAAAATTTAGAAGCAAAAAGTTTGTCTTTCCTACAACTGCTCCACTACCTGCAAAATTATTCCAACCACTTGGAAAATTATCATTTCCATCGGAGATTTGATCATTGTAAGCATCCGTTCCAACAGTTTGTGCTTCAACAGTAAAAACATTGTTTGTATTCATATAGGCATTTGAAGAACCGAGTCCTTCCCAAAAATTACGCCTTATATTAACAGGGAAGCCATCTCCGTCTCCTAAGTACCGAAATGAGGGAGTTGGATCGCTACTAAATGCCATTTTATTTAACTAAAAAAGTGAAGTCTGCCCAACTTCCGTTTACAATAGTGATGAAATTTTGCTCGGCAAATCCTTCAGGAACTCCAAGTCCACTACTTTGCAAAACTTCTAAAGCATCTTGGGAAATATCAAGTTCTATTTTTCCTTCATCGGAAACTTTTAAAGAAAGACCTCCGAGTTGTGCCATCGTAGAGGCTTCCGATGAAGTTAAAGCATTAATCTTTTTTATTAATTCATTTGCTTTGGTTGTATCGAGAAGAGATGGAGCTTGTCCTGCGTTTAATTCTTTTATTTTATTAGCCATTGTTTTAATTTATCGGTTCTATCGTTGTTAAACGAATGTTTACAAAAATTGTTTCGTTTAATCCATTCCATTTTGTGGTAACTGTTGCATCGTTTTCATTATATTCAGAAACTCCACCTCTAGTTGTTATCCCTGTGGCATATAATCCCGAAGAAATAACTAGTGGAAATTGGGTTTCAAAAGTTTCTATTGGATTAGTTTGCGTTGCAACTGTTACTAAAGTTTCAGCTTCAACAGATGAATTGCTTCCGATTGTTATTTGAGCAGAATCTATTTCTGCCTGTGTTACATCAGAGCCGAAAGAATAGCTTACTTGAACAGTAAGAACAGAAACTTCAGTTGCAAAGTTAGGTTGAAGTTGACTTGTATATCGAGTGAGTTCGTAAATGTCTCCATACCACCTTTTAATTGAATCAGTAGCAACAACCATTTCTGTTTCATCCGATCTACTTGTTTTTATTCTAGGTTCATTTAAAATTAAACGACTTGGGACTTCCCTAGATTCCCCGTAAATAGTAGTTGTTGTGTAATCATTTTCGTTGCTTGCTACAGGGTAAACAGGATTAAAAGCCCAAGAAGCTCCTGATGCAGGAAGTATGTATTGATTGTTGAAGTAGGAATCTAAAACAGTTTTTGTTAAATAATACCGAGTTGCTTTTGTGTTTAATGTAATATTACTTCTATAGTATCCTGAATTAAATCCACAATTTGAAAATCCGTAAGGAATGCTTCCACATCCGTAATCGTAATTTATTCCTACTCCTGTGCTATATTTAGCAAAATAAAATTGAATTGATTTTATTTCATAATCAAACCAATTATCAGGAACTCTTGCATAATGTCTCAAAAAAGTTGCATAGCCTCCACCAATGTCAGTAAATCCATCCTCTTTAATTAGGATGCAGTTTGGTCTTGATCTTTTTATGCTTCCATACTTCGCAAATCGGAATGGAGCATAGCTATCCTTGGGAACTAAATACTTCTCAACATACACTTGAGAATCGCCTTGTTGTTGCAACTGATAAGTCGAAAAGTCTAAATCGACTGCAGTTGGAAGTTCATTTTTCTGAGTAAGTGTAAGGTCTTCTTTAATAGCCATAATTTAAAAAGTAAATGAATATCTTACGAACTCATATATTTCTCCCATATATGGAGTAATCTTATCAGGAGCAATAGCAACAGTTGTTCCGTAGCCACCTGCTTGTCCTTCCCAATTACTCCCAACTCTTGATTCGGGAGCAATTGTAAAGACTCTAGTGAAGTCGTTTAAGTAATCTCTTCCAACGAAATCGCCTTCAGGGACAGGGATTGTCGGAAGTTCGTTTTTGGTAAAATAATAATAATAAGCTTGAGCAGATGTTGTTCTTGTTTTATCCCAAGAGTCTCCTCCTCCTGAACTGCTTCTATAATTTATCGCTCCCCACCAAAGAGTCCTATAAGATACTTGTTCATATTGATACCAAGTTTTAGGAATAGTTGCGTAATGTCTTTCAAATGTTAGTAAGCCCCCACCTACATCGGAAAAGTTTGTTTCTTTAACTAAGAAAGCATTAGAATTTGATAGTTTTGCAGTTAAATTTCCTGAAGAATCCGACAATGGAGTTGGGACATACTTCCCTTTTCTAACTAAACATTTTTCAACGAAAACAGACCCATCGTGTTCCATTCTAGGTTTGTAGAAATTAAAATTAGCATCTAAAACAAGGACTGCATTTTCATTGTCTAGAAACTCATCTGAAAAATCAAAAACTCTACTCACTTACAAATTTTCCTTTCAAGTTTTCGTTTATTTCTTTCAATATGTTCTCAATCGCTTCTTCCCCTCCTGTTTCTGCTTGAGCTTCTTTTCCGATTCCTGCAGCTATTTGTTCTCTTGTGAACTCTCCTGTAATCTTCCCTCCGTCAAATCTTCTGAATCTTTCTTCGCCTCCAACAGTTCCAAAATTCTCAATGCGACTATCTGATTTTCCTTTCTCTTGAAGGATTGCAGTTCCTAACTTTGCTAAATCTCCTCCACTCGCTTTGAATGCTTCTCTTGCGACACTTCGAGCCTTTGCGAATTTGTCTTCTTTTGCTCCTGTGCCTCCTGTGCCTCCTGTTCCTCCTGTTCCTCCTGTGCCATCTCCGTCTCCGTCTCCGTCTCCTCCTGTTGAAGGAAACAAATTACCTTCTAGCTTTTTGTTTGCGAGTTCAGTTTCCCCCACTAAGTCTTTATAAGCCTTTATAATACCTGCGATTTCTTCCTTTATTTCATCGCCTGCTTGAAAATAAAGATCGGTTAAGGCATCGATTGTTCTTTGCTGACTATTGTTCAGCTTCTTTGTTTCTTCGTCAATGGCTTTCATTGTGTTTTTGAATGTGCCTTCAAAACTCTCTGCTAATGTATCAACTGCACCTTTGAAATCTCCTGACAATACTTGTTCAAATGCCGTCGATATTGAACCCAATGTTTTAAATATTTGTTTACCTAAATCCACCATCAAATGACCGATGACTTTATTTGCTGACTTAAACCTTTGAACGAAATTTTGAACTATTGCAGAAAAGGAAAAATACAATCCTCCAAAGAAAGTGACTATTGATTTTAAAGCCCTTCCTATTATATCAGAGAAACTCAAAAATGCTACTGTCAATTCTCCTATGGTAACAGTTGTTTTATTTGACAGGGATTGCATATTGTCTGCAATTTCATCCAATGCTCTAGAAGTTGAATCACGCATTAATCCGTGAGTCTTTTCAATCTCTTTTCCCATTTCAATGAATCCGTCTTCTGTCAAACGCTTCATCACTTCAGTCAATTGCCTACTTTTTCCACCGAATATTTCAACAGTTGCAGTCAACGCTCCTGCTTTATCGTCTGCATTTGCTATCGCAGAAGATATTGCAATAAATTGTTGATCAGGAGACAAATTTCTCAAGTCATCAATACTTAAACCTATTCGCTCAAAAGCTCTGATAAATGTTGTCAACCCTTCAGAGCCTTGGACGATAGCTCTTTGCATATTTAAAAGATTCTTCTCTAATTGTTTTTGAGTCCCTCCTGCATCTTTCATTGCTCCTGTAAGTATTTGAAATGCTTTTGCAGAAATATTTAATTGACCTGCTGCATCGGACAAAACAGTTCCGAACTCAATTGATTTTTTAATTAATGCAGTAAGCCCTCCGAGAGCAGCAGTAGCTGCAAAGATTTTGCCAATATGTTTAGAGAACCCTTGAGCTTTTTTCTGAGCAGTCTTTAAGCCGTTTTGAAATGACTTGGAATCGAGTCCAAGTTTTGCGAGAAGTGAAAAATTAGCCATCGTTGTTCCTTACTTTATTTAATTCGTTTGCAGATGCTTGAGCCGTTATTGGATTCCTTATCTTATACTTATCTCCTAATTGTCTTTTTAGCAAATATTGGTACAGTTGCAAAGTCCTAGCTAGTGGAGCAGAAAGAATCTGATCGTAAGTCCAACCATATTCGGAAGCAACATTGTCAATGATTCCATTCAGCCAAACAGTTGAACTCGCATCGTAACTCCCACTTTGCTTTGAGCCTCCTCCGAAAGTTGGTAAATCTAAAAAGCAATGGTCTATGTAATCATAAACTTCTTTTATAAATTCAGGATTCTTCATCTTCTTGATGATGAAGTGAAATAGTTTAACCTGAGACCTTTTTTCTTCTTTGGATTTTAACAACCAAAAGAAGTGAGCAAAATCAGAATCGTCAGGAACTCCTCCGATTATGATTTTATTTTCGACATATTGCAATTGTAAGACATCAAAGCCCGTCATTTGACGAATTTTAATGCCTCCAATGTCTGACTCTAACCCGATTAAAGCCTCAAGTCGCAGTCTTTTTTCTAAGTCTGCAGCCTCTTTAATACGCTCTTGAGCAGTATTATCAAACTCTACTGCTTTAAACATATTAAATTAAATTAGTTGATCTTAATGTAACCTGATAAGTCCAATCTTACGAAGTCTGCTTGAGCTTCGTTAAAGGTAACATCTGTTAAGATAATTGTATCAGAACCATAAGTGATTTCATCGCCTACAGTTGGAGTTGCATTTGTTGCAGTTCCGAACTGTGCAGTCATTGAAATCTCTGTTCTACCTGTAACAGTTACAGAACCCAAAGGTTCGCCTGCTCCATTATCTAAATCGACTCGGTTTGAAGTGAAGTTCTTTGTGAAACTTTCAACAACAAATGAATCGGAAGGAGTTACCAAAGTTGTGGTAATACCGAATTTTTGTCCACCATCTGAAATTACTGCCATAATATATTATATTTTAATTTTTAAAAAAGGATTCAATAATTGTTAATTTGTCAATTTTCAAAGAAAACTCCGATGTCAATATTGTCTCCGTTTGAGAGAGAATCAGTATTAATATCAAAACTAAATTCTCCCGAAGTCTGAACTGTTTGCAAATTGCTTGCGTTTACGATCGTGAAGTCCGATGTCGATATATCATAAGAGCCGAAATCAACTGTAACATTTACAGTTTGAGTTCCTTGCAACAATCCAATCTTCCCAACTGTTTGGAATGATGTTGTCAGACTTGGAGTGCTAGTATCGTAAAAAGGATTGCCGATTGAAATAATATCCCCTAATTCGTTTAAGGTTTTCAATCTAAGATTAGCTGAAGGGAAAGCATCGGTTTTGATTGCGATTGTCATATCGTAAGTCAGAGATGAAATCGCCAAGTCTCCATCAACTTCATAAGTTGTCCCTGTCGGTCTCATATATTTGACCTCATAGTAAGGAAGGACTGTTGACCCTCCCGAAGGAGTTGTGAAGTTCTGAGCATTCAGGAGCATTGAAGTTCTGACCTTCCCTCTCAACTGCCTGTGAGTTGTTTGAGTATCTACAACAGAAGCATCGCTAACAACTCTAATTGATAGAACTCCTTTATGTTGCATATATTCAACTTGAGAACTGTTTTCAGTTTGAGGAGTTGGAGGATCGAGAGCTTCGCCCTTCTCAAACATTACTTCCAATCTTGGAACAACGAAAGTGTCCTGATCCAATGTTGCAAACAAACTCGATGCAGTCAGTCCTGTGTCGGTTGAAAGAAAAGTCGTTGCAGCAGTTTCGATGTTAGTCTCGAAGTCGAGCAATGTTGTAAAATCAGGAGCAGGCATCGTTTATCTCTTTTCTTATTAAATCAGATTCTTCATTTGGCTCTTTGATTTGTTCTAAAATTTCAAGAGCCTCCTTATACTTATTGAACTTTTGTAAATATCGAGCGTGTAAAAGATAGCCCATATAATTATATATATTCATATTCTGAAGAGGCTCTCCTTTATCAATTTGAGCGTTACAGGCACAGATGTATCCGAGACCCTTATGAAGGTTTTCGTTGTCTCCTAGCTTACCATAAAGCTCTGCAAGATAGTAATAAGCCTCCTTGCGATAAGGAGCGACAGGAATCCCTGAAAGCCAAGCCTCCTTCGCTTCTTCGTTCTTATCATCAACGGCATAACAAATCCCAAGCATCATCCAAAGGTTATAAATTTCGTGAGGGTAGGAATGAATCGCCAAGGCTTTCTTTATGTAAGGGATCGCCTTCTCATTTTGTAAGCAATTAAAGTATTCTTTGGCAATATAAGTATAATCTGCCTCGGCAGTCTTAACATTCTTCTTTAGGAGGCTAATATGAAACTCGTGATTGCTCTTATCTTCGTCAGGAGCGTGTTTGACAGGACATTCTGACAGAACAGTCACATTTCTCTTCTTATCGCCTTCTAGGATAGGAATAAGCTCTTCGTGAACCTTATTTTGCCAATGCCATCCGTCTTTATGTATTCTAATCTTAAATAAATTCCCCGATCGTTCATTTACATCGTAAGGAAGCCCATAAGCTTCTGCGTTTGGATGTTTGAGCATTAACTCAATTATCTTCTCAGGATTCTCGATTGTGTCATCGCAATCCAACCAAAAACTCCAACCTTCGTTCTTCAATGACATCTTCCTAGCAAGGTTTCTCGCTTTGGAGAAATCAAAGTCTTCTCTGCTTGGGAAGATCATTCTATCAAACTGATAAGGAATCCCTGATTCTTTTATCGCCTCCAAGCAATCGTCCTTGTCATCTGTGCAGACAAAAGAGAGAGACTTAATAATCGGCTTAACCTGAGAAAGCAGTCTCTTTAAATATTTTAAGTCAGGAGAGTATCCTATTAGATAAAGATTTAATTTATCTCTGTCCTTCGGCTTCGCAATCAATTCTGAGTGTGACATTTATAGCATCTTTTTGAGTGTTAACAACTTTGTAATTTCTGCTTCCATCATTAAGAACCATTCCTTTTGTTGGTAGCGTTGTATAACTACCAATATTCAAATAAAACTTTGTGTCAATCGTTGTCTCTCTTCCGTCTTCAAAGATAGCGAAAGCAATCTCGACATCTTGTTTGTTTGCGATATATGTCTCCGTATTGGTTGGAGTTACGGCAGTTAAGGTTGTTGTCATATTCGTAATTGCGAAGTTCAGGTTGTCTCCGATCAATGACGAACTAATAATGCTACTCATACAAATAGGAAGATTGTAAAAAAAAAGCCCCCACTCCGAAGAGTGAGGACTTTTTACAACACTATGAATAAAACAAAGTATTAAGCACCTGTGATCTCTTCGCCTGCGTTGGCATTGATGATCACTTCGTCTGTTGACATATAAACACGAAGGATGTCAGATTTGATTGGCTCGTCTCTGTAAGTTTCAGCAGTAAATGCTCCACCATCAGGAGAATAAGCTAATGTTCTTCCGATACCACCATTTGAGAACTCGCCTCCTGCGATTTGAGCAACATAATAAGTATCAGTTTCCCAAATCTTTGTGCGAGATGCACTCTGTCCTTTAGCTGCTGAATTGTAGCGTGTAGGACATACGATAATGTTGCTAACACCTAAAGCACTTGTTAAGATGTCTTTGCTTGTATATTGACCATTACCATTGAAGATGTTACGAACATCGTCTGTGTTGATCATTTCGTTATACAATGAAGACTCGATGATGAGTGCAAGGTTGTCGAACATACCATTTGCATTCAAACGCTCAACTGCGTTTTGAATAGTTGTGATAGGTTTTGCTGCTGCTGAGTCTGACATCGCTGCACCTGTTTGAGCAGTTGCAGTAAAGCCACCATTTTGCAAGGCAGATGCGACACGAAGTTCGTGACCAACCATAATGTCTCGCTGAAGTTTTTGAGCGATAGCACCTGCAGCATCTGAGATGCCGTCATCATTTGCTTTGCTAGAATCTTCGTCAGGAAGAACTCCCTCTAAAGCGTACTGCAAGCAAGAATAAGATTGCTTACCATAATCGAAATCTCTTCGAGCGAATGAAGAGCCTGCTGAACGAATAGCTGAATCGTTAAGATCGAACTGATCGTCTGAAAAGATAGGATAATCTCCGTTTTTCGTTCCGACATTTCTGATCGGAAGAATTGAAGTTCCAACAAATTTGTTTTCCCCTATCTTGTTAAGTGCTTCTGAAAGCACAGGATTGAATGATGCGTTTCCGTATAAAGACATAATTTAAATTTCTCCTATTTTATGCAGATTCGTGAAGTAAAACTTCGATAACATCATTTGCTGCTGCTGATGTTAAAGAGAAACCAACAACACCACCTGAAGCAGTTGTTCCTAGTTTACCACCTGACGCTCCGTAAAGAGCAGTCCCTGCATTAGTGATTGTTCCTGCTGCTGTTCCGTAAGCAGTACCACCACCATTAAGCAAAGCGATTCCTGTTGAATCCCCTGCTGATAAGACTTCTCTTGTTGTGAAGCCTACACGAGTTTCCCCTGAAGCGACTTTTGTTGCAGTTGAGACAGTTCCGTCAGTATCTAATTTAGTTAAGATGTAAGCTGACATTGTGCCTGTTGCAGTAAAGGTTCGCTGAGTTCCGTTTATTACTGTTGACATAATTTTAAATAATTAATTGTTATAGTTTAAAGAGTTCAGGCTTCTCTTTGCCGAGACGAAGAGTTGCCGTAAATTCTGAAATATTTTTTTCTTTAGCGTAATCCTTAATGAATTGATCTTTAGTTGATTTGCTTGGAGACCAAATTGAATCGTCTCCTTTACTTACTTCAACAGGATTAGCTCCTTTGATAAGAGAAGAAAGTTTTGAGTTCTCTTCGGTTACCTTAGAGAGTTTTTCTTTCATTTCTTCTTCTTCTTCTTCGTGACCTTCAAGTTGCTCTTGGAGTTTAGACATTTCTTCGTCCTTCTCTTTAAGTTGATCTTGTAGGCTTGCGATAACAGATTCAAGCGAAGCAACTTTCTCTTCAAGGCTTTCTTCTTCCTCTTGAGCTTCTTCTTCTTCAATTTCCTCTTCATCTTCGTGACCTTCTAAACCTTGAGAACCACCTTTTCCGATAGTTTTCTCATTGTCTGTGACTGCCATCTCTTCGTCTTTATTAAAAGACTCTTGAGTTTCTTCAGATGAAGCTTCTTCTTGAACTTCGTTGCTTGACTCAATCTGTGCCTCTTCGGTTGAGAGTTGTGCTTCTAAGGCTTCTTGTTCAACAGAATCTTGTTCTGCAACTTTTGCTTTAAGAGCTTCGTTCTCAGCAGAGAGTTTTTCATTTGCTTCGATGAGTTCTGATTTTAACATTTTACTTGTTGGTTTGATTTCTATTTTTGAAAAAAGTCCTTTTTGATTTGCTGCAGGAGTATCAACAAAATCTGCACTCGATACTTCCTGAACCCGAATTGATGGATAATCAAATAAAGCATCTTCGGGTCTTCCTCCTAGCTCGACATCTCCTTCAGGAGTTGCCCAAGCTTGAGTCGCTGAGAATACAATGCTTAATCCAAATCGTTCAGGCATTTTTTCAGCCATCTCAAATAAGCGATTGAATTTGCGATTATCGTCATCCCTGAAAGATTCAAAGGCTTCAAAGTCTGCCATCAATCTTTCGTTTTCCGTTCTAAAGTTTGTAAACATTCCGATCTCCCTTGTCAGTCGATCTTCAAACAATGCTCCTCTATGAGTAATGTAAGCAGGCAATTTTTCTCCTTCTATTGATTGGAGAATTGAATCGATACTATCATCGTCCACGAATAATTCGTGACCTAGTGCCTCGCCTACGCTTATAAGAGAAACTCCGAACATCTTCCCTGACTCTTTGTCAATTTTAGATTCGGAAATGTTTAACGCTGAAAATCCGTATTGTTTACTTTGCATTTTACTATTCAGTTTTTTGTCAATTTGTTTAAGTTTTCTACTCGCCCACTCGATTCCTGAAGTTCCTCCCCAACCAAGCCAAGCGACATAACCCTTGTCCTTCCAAGGAGTTGCTTTATATTTAGGATCAATCTCTGCATTCTTTTGATGCCTCTTGAATGATGCCATTCTTGCAATCGTTTCTCTTGAAATCCTTTCTCGCTTTGCCAATTGGTTTGCTCTTGTCCATCCGACTTGAGTCATTCCTTTTACTTCGTCTCCGTGTTCGTCTCTCCATCGCAACACTTTCTTCGCATTGTTTGAAGCCGACTCAGGATAATCATTATATGTTTCAGCCAATGCTTCGCCTTTTGCTTTCCAAGCCTTGCACCAATATTGAGGTCGAACAGGAGCTTCAAATTTAGTGCAGTAAAAGCGATGGTCTTTTTGATCTTCCTTGTAAAATTTGCAATTAATGCAGGCTTGTCCTTTTGTTTCTCCATCTTTTCTACTCTTTCTGTAAGCAGGAGGAAGAGCAGAAGGAATAACTTCTCCGTCTTCGTATCTCCTATGATCGTCTAAACTCGCTTGTTTCTTATCTATGTTCTTCCTGATTGGATGATCCTTTGGAAGTAAATCTGTATCGTGTTTTCCACTTCGGTAACGAAGATTTCTTAATGCGTGAAGAAATGAGTTCACTCTTGCACTTGCCCATTGTTCAGGAGAACCGACTGAAGGTCTGACTGAACTTGGATTTGATCTGTAAGCTCCGATTCCTCGGTTGTAAACAATCTTGAGCTTTCTTAAAGTCGTTTGTTTGCGTTTGTCTTTTCCTACTTTCTCTCGGTGGTCTTCGAGTTTCTTCTCCAACCCCTTCTCAACTGTCTTGCTGACATTATCGTTTGAACCTTCGTTCAACTGAGTTTCTTTTTTATAAATACCAATACAAACTGCAACTCTTTGCTTTTCGTCAGGAAAGTCCTTGAGTGTTTCATCGTCTTTCATACAACGATCAACAAACTCTGCTCTCTTTTCTTGGTTGCTTGGTTTAGGAAGAGGCATCTTCAATGACTTCTGAATAGTTTCCTGAGATTGATGTTGGGAATGGATTTATTAAATCTTTCCAATCTAATCCGTTTTGTTCGGCTATCTTCTTAGCCTTTGAAATATTTTGAGCCTTGCGAACCATTACATCTTCAGCCGTATATCCAAAAGGAGCAGTTATATCATCCAAGCTCATTGCACCAACTCGGAAATAATCCAAATCTGCTTTTACTTGTGCTGCTCGGTTAATCCAACGAAACGCAGGTCTCTGCCAACGAACCTTAAAAGGATTTTCTACTCCTGAAGGAACTGAGATTTCGTTGTCGGCTATCTTCTGAGTCAACCATCTTCGATAAAGTGTCTGCATAGCTCTGATTAAATCAGTCTGATAACTCTCAACTGTTTGTTGATACTGAAGAACAACTCCTTGAGATGCAGAGAAAGAACTTCCTCCTATCTCCATCAATAAAAATTCTAAAGGAATGCCGACTGCACTTCCTACCTTTCTCAATAAATATGAAACCCATTCGACTCCATCGACATTCGGTCTGCCGTTTGAACTTATAACGCTGACATCTTCATCAGGTTCTAAGTAATGGAATCTTCCTGTCTCAAAAGTTTCTAGATTCCCAAGCGAATCTTGCTCTTCGTTGCCTAATTTATTTTGCAATTCATACTCATAAGAGTTCTGCCTTTTGACTGCAACCGATAGAGATGCAGCAACCTTTGCTGAGATCATCTCAATCCTGTCGTATTCATCGCAATCTTGAAGAGTGTTTAAAATAGGAGCGAGTTCGGGAATCCCTCGATATTGAACAGGACGAATCTTTCTGAAGAAAGGAATAAAGTCCTTTGATGAGATTAATCTGTAGTCTTTTAAAGTTCCATTTACTCGATTGCCGACAGAATAATTAATTGGTTTCCCTAAATCATTGACCTCAACTCCGTTTTGAAAGTTGTCTTGCTCTGAACCTGTAGCCGTTCCTTTTGGATTACCGATTCGAGAACCATCAATGAATTGAACCTTTCCGTCCAAAACTATCAATCCACAATCGCCATAAAATAAAAGAGAATCAACCATCTGTTGTTGAATTTCTCTCATATCGAATTGACCTGTGATGTCAGGGTCTTGGCTAAACTCTGCCCACTCTTCCTCGATCTTAGAATCGAGAGAATCGTCTCCTGTGTTAGCCTGTGGAATAATCCCTCTTCCTACAATGTCAGCCTTTCTCAATCGGGACATTGAAACAATAACAGGATTGTTTCTTCTAAATTCTAAAGAAGCAGAGATTAATTTGTCTCTGTCATAATTACCTAATTCAATCTCTTCGGATCGGATAGCTTCATAGCCTCGCCTCGCACGATAACGAGTGTTCTTTATAGCATCATATCCCCTGAATGCTTTAATGAATTGCTTTGTAGCAAATCCTAGTTTTGAAGGTTTCTTTTTTTTAGCCATCGAAGTTCTTTAATGTTATTCTGTTTCTTCCTCCTCCGAGAGTACCACTTTTTAAAGCTATGAGTTTATCCAACTTGGTAATCTCTTCTAAAATTGTCATCGTATCTCTAAGGGTAAAAGTCTGATCTCCGATTGAATAACTAGAAACTCCCTCTTCTGCAAGTTTTGCATAAGCAAGCAAGAGTTTGTCTCTCAGGATAATAAGTGTTGCTACAGGAGTTGTTGATGCCATCTAAAAAAGCAAATTTGTCAATTTAATCAAAAAAACTCTCAGGAACTACCAAAAACCTGAGAGAATTTTTATTGATTAATATGCTTCACAGTCTTTCAACTGACAAAGCAACCTTATGAATGAAAAAGAAAATAGATAATAAATCTATTCAAATAAGTTTTTATAAATTGTCAAATTTAGGTTACCACCAACTCTCAGAGGGTTGTCGATTCTTTGGCTTCCTCGGCTTTCTTTGTTGTTGTTCTCCAATCGGGTTGGCATTCATTCTGTCAACTCTTGCGATTCCGATAAACTTACTCAAGGCTCTTGCCATACATTCGCAGTCAAAATAGTGATCTCCTCGGCTTCTCTTCATCTTCCTAACTGTCTTAATATGTCCACTTCTGTCGGTTTCCTTCGCCCAATAGACTGCAAATAATTGATCGTAGTATTCCTTGGGAGTATCTGTGAAAGTAAAGAACCCCGACATTTGTTGCGATCTTAGCTTTGCAATCTCAGATTCCCAAATGTTCTTATCAATGTGTAAATATAAAAACTTTCCTTTTCCTGCTCTTCCCTTGTTGTCTCCTGTGAACGGGTCTTTTTGTTGCAAGCGATAAGGTTCTGCCATTGTCTTCCAACCTCTTGAGCCGAACCAATGGGTTCTTCTCTTGAAAACTTCTTCATAAACTTCCTGAGTTCTATCTCCTGCACAGTCAATGATTGCCTTATGACATTTGTTGTCTTCAAAGATTTTATCCAAGTCAACAAATGAAGCGACACTCCCGAAGTCAATTAAGTAACTTTCGCCACTCGATTCAAAGCCTCTAACAACAAATCTAAAGTGATCCGTCTGAGTATCAACTGCAAGGATTCTATAATCGCCTCTTAAATCTCCTCTTTCATAGTTTGACTCTAAAACATTTGCTTCGCTCTCATCTTGATTAACCCAATCTTCTTTCCAAGCCTCTGCCAAGTTTCCTTGAACAAACTTCTTGAGTCCATAAATACTTGAACTCACTTGAAGCCAATTAACAATCAGGTCTGCAAAAGTCATCGCAGGAGAATACATAGAATTTAAATGATAACTCTGATGTCCCGATGGAGCGTTCGGATTCATTTGTCTCCACTCTCCCTTCTTTATCATTGTTGGTTTGTGAGCATCGAGAATCTTGCAGTCGCAATTTTGACAACGATAGTGAGCAGAAGATGCAACCTTTAGGAAATCATAAGAGCCGTCATCCATCTTTGCAGATTCATCAAACCCGATTCCATATCTGAGCTTTCCGTCTTTTCCTTTCTGCCTCCACTCGAACTGAATCATTTCATCGCATTCAGGACAAGGCATAAAATATTTTCTTTGATCTCCGTAAATATATTCTTCCCATATTCCTCCCTTCTCTTCCTTTGGAGTTGATGTTTGGATAATCTTATATTCTCGCCTTCCCTTAATCCGTTCGAGTGCTGCGAGTCTTATGTCGGGATCAATCTCATCAATCTCATCAAGTACCAAGTAAGCGACAGGAGCAGACTTAACATTGTTCTCACTTCCTGCTCCTGCAAAAGTCAGGACACAATTCAGGAACTCCTGTCTCATATTTGTAATTTTATCAGTATCAACTTTTCCTGAAGAGGGAGAGATTGGACATTGATCCATCAATGGTTTGCAATCTTCAACGAATGGAAGCCATCTTCCCTTTGAGAAGTTCCGAGCATTCTCGGCAGAAGGCATAATCCAAAGAGTATCTTTAGGAAACTCTGACAATAGATAAGCAACTCCTGCATACATTGTTGTTGTCTTTGAACTTTGCGATCCCCAACAGAGAGTCACTTTGTTGACCATCGGATCAACTAAAGCGTTTAAAGGTTCTTCAGCGTAAGGAAATATTTTTAACGCTCCTGACAGTTCAGAGATGTTAGCCCTCAGGACACAGTTATCATAAGCCCACTTGATTGGAGAAGTGAGTTTTCGAGGAGCGAACAGTCTCGCCAATTCATCGGACAGAGAAGCCATTTTTTAAAGCGAATTGTTTTGCATAGGTTTCCAAATCTTTTTCTGCTGCTTTTTCAAATGCCTTGATGTTACCATTCAACGCTCTTGAAAAAGCAAAGATTCCTCCCGATTTTTTATTCAAAGCACTTTGAGCTTTTGATGAAATCGTGATTTCATAGTCTGTTCTCGAAGATTGACTTTGAAAACCATTGACTGCTCTCCCAAGTTCAGGATCAGTAATCGCTTTCATTGCTTTGCCAAGCCCTCTAGTGTTAGCCATCGGGATTCTTAATTTTTTCAATATCTCAAGGAAAGATTTTTTGCCTGCGTGTATTCTCGCTTTTTTATACTTCAGTTGATGAGTCTTTGTTGTCTTTGCTTCCCTGACTGCATTGTTTATCTTAGACCTAAGTTTGGGAGAAAGTGTTGCTGATTGTCCTGCGTTCCTTCCTGTTCTTTGAACAGTCTTGCCGACATTCTTCAATCTTCCGTCTCCATTAACTTTGATCCATCTGTCTTTCTGCCATCCTGCTCCATTATACCAAACTTGACCATCTTTTGCGACTGCAACCAAATCTCCGTCTCTTGTCTTGTAAGGTTTGCGAAGCATTCTGTTTACATCTTCTGTAATCTTCTTAGCAGACGATCCTTTTGTAAGTTGAGCAGATCGAGTAAGAACAGAGGAAGCAACTCCTCGAACAACATCTTTATAAGAAGCACCCGTCTTCTTTTTTAACGCTCGGATCATATTATTGAACCCTTGAGCGTTTATGTTCATTCGTGTACTCATCTATAAAAGTTTAAAATGTAAAGCATCCTTTTCGTAAACATAACCGACTTGCTTGTTTATCAAACTCCTGTTTCTAAATTCTGTTGTCTTAGGCATTGATCGTTCCTCCCATTCAAAGTTGTGTTCCTTGCTTACTAGCTTTGAAATATTCCAAGCCCAACAGTCTCCCTTATATTCAACAATATAAATAAACTCTCTTCCTGACTCCTTCGCCTTTGGGAGATTGGAGTCATATTTGGAACGCTCGAAAAGCCAAGAGTCGTAACGCTTATCTCGGCATTTGATTTCAATAATGTAATTCTTGTTTTCACAGTCAAAGGTTTCAGTTCTATGAGTGTCCTTCAGCTTACTCATTTTCGGGAATGCTTTAGAAATAGATTTTATGACCTGATTCTCTTTACGCTTTGCCACTATTGTTCTTTATTATTTTTTCAATCTCAGCGAAGACTCGATCGTCTAAGCCATTGCGAATAGCAAGTTCTGCAATGTTTGGATTTGATGGATTTGCTTGAGATGCTATTTGCCTTGGTAAGGCATCGAGCAATCTCCTTAGAGGAGTTAGTAGTTTTATAAGTTTCTCGGTCGCTTCCGATTCAGGAATTAAATTATCTCTTTTCTGTTGCAATTCGATTTCTCGAATCTGTGCCATTGCATTCTCTCGCCTTTCCTGTGCTGCGATTAGCTTTGCCTTTAAGTCGTGTATGTCGGCAGCCGAATATTCTTTTCCATCTATTGCGACTCTTCCCGATCCCTTGCCGTCAATCTCCTTTTTCTGAATCCATAGTTTCCAATCCTCAAGCTTTTTGGAATCCTTTGGACAGTCAGTATGCTTTGAACGCCACTTGGACAATGTGACATTAGTCACGCCTAATTGTGAGGCAATTTGAGTCCAAGTTGGTTCTTTCATTTGTTTGTTATTTTTATTTTAAAAGGTTTTGCGACAGAAAGTCACAAAAACGCAGAGGCTCGCTTGTGCCT